GCCCCGCTCGAAGGCACGGGCAATGGGGCGGATGAGCGGGCGATGCGCGTAACTGATGGCCTCGAAGCCTGCGACTGGTCCGGCGTCTCTATCGGGAACAAAGCCATCATCAAATACGCGGTGGAGTTGCTCCGAAACCGCGTCCTTCGCAATGAGGATGTGGGAACGGTGGCCGCCGATCGGGCGTTCCCGGCGAAGAACGGCTATTTCGTCTATGACCCAGAAGGCAATGGGTTTGATCTGTATGACACGGATGCAGAACGCGCCAAAGCGCACAACACGGCCATAGAAGAATGTCGGCGGGCAGCAATCGACGACGGCGAATGGCCGCTCGAAGTGGACAGCATCGTATCTGGAGTCGTCACCCACAAAACCGCCGCGACTAACGTAGACGGCGATTCCTGCGAGTATGCTGCCGCTCCCTCCGCAGATGCAGCGGCAGCGCCGGCAGACGAGCGGGCGGCGTTCGAGGTGTACATGCGCGCTCGGCATCCGCACGTCGAATTGTACCGGCGCGACGTGCGCTCATCATCCCGTTTCGGGCAGTACTGCCGCGAGTTCGCTCAGGAAATGTGGGGGCTTTGGCAGGCCCGCGCGGCAGCATCGCAGCCAGCAGCGGAGCCGATCATTCCGGCCGAACTGCATCACGACACCGCAAAGCTCGTGCGCCGGTTCGCTCGTGCGCTCGCCAACAAGCTGCTGTCCGCGCAGCGCAAGTACGGCTACTCGGACAACTGGATGCGCGACGATTGGGCGGACGAGTGCCGCGCCGAGCTGATGCGCCATATCCAGAAGGGTGACCCGCGTGACGTCGCAGCCTACTGCGCGTTCTTGTGGCATCACAACGAATCGACCGCAGCGGCAGCGGGGCAAGAGGCGGTGGCGTGGGTTCGCAAGCACCCTGACACGGGCGAGCTTTCGGGAGACTGGCTCTGGAATGACGCCATAGAGCAATGCCGCAAGAATTCCGGCGTTTGGTTCCCGCTGGGCTTTCTCACCGCCGCGCCCGCGCAGGTCGTCACTCGGCAGGGGCTGACGGACGAGCAGTGGTACGACCTTGCGTCGCGGCATGCCAATGCCGAATGGAACGGCGACGGCTATCTGGCTTCGGTCAAAGCGCTCTGCGATGACTATCGCGCCCTTCTCGCCGCTCAGCAGCCGGAGCCGCGCGCCGAGGTGACGGACGACGAGTACTGCCCGAACTGCAATTGCCAACGCGACGGGCACGCGCCATGTGTATTCGCTCAAGACGAGGCGAAGCGGCGTGCCAAGTTGGCTCCCATTGAAGCCGGCCGCGCAGGAGACGAAAAGTGAGCAAATACCAGAAACTCGACGCGCTGATCATCGCTGAGATCGAGAGGATCGACCGTGCCGACGCCCGCGCAGGAGAAGGCCAATGACCGAACCGATTCTGACGCGCGACCAGATCCTAGAAGCGCTCACTATCCCCGGCCTGAACGTCGAAGCATCCTTGGAGCCGCGTGAAGTCGAACTGCTTTGCGTGGTGATCTCCGACTTGCTGGAGAAGGTTTGCGGGGAGCCTATCTATCAGGCGCGCCAACGTTCTGATGAGGACGATAGGTGGGATGACGTATATGAGGCCACGCATTTCGCTTGCTCAAACGAGCCCAAGTTTTACGAAACGCGCATCGTCTACGCCCTCACCCGGAGCAAGCCATGAAGATCACCGATGACATGCTGACGGAGTGGTTTCCGCCAGAAGTGAAACCGATCCGCCCCGGAATCTATCTCGTTAAGAAGTTCGCCCACGTGGACTGGCTCTATTGGCGCTATTGGGATGGAGATTTTTGGAGAACCGGGATTGTCTATGAGTGCTCAGCGCCTGATACGCGTTTCTCAAAGGGCTTAAGCAAGGCATCGATCCAAGATGTTCAATGGCGCGGCCTAAACAAGGAGCCACAACGTGACTGAGAGAGAACTGGAAAATAAGGTGATCACGTTTCGTGATTTGATCAACAACCTGCTTGGCTCATGCACAAGTTCCGAGAGGATTGATGCTCGGCGAGAACTTGTCGGAGCATACCGGCAGGTGCTCGATGAACTGCAGGTCGCCCGCCGCACCACGCCAGACAGGGAGTCGATCATCGAGGAATGCGCGAAGGTGTGCGATGAAGCTGCATCACGCCGCTGGTATGCAGAAGATAAAGCGTACGAGGGCTGCGAATTCTGTGCTGAAGAAATACGCGCCCTAAAGACCGCCCCCAATGGAGATGAAAAATGAAACGTTTCGCCATTGCATTTGATGAATTTTGCACCGCCTGTCGCTGGCTGTCGCCATTCGTCATGTGGGCGACCGCCTACGCAATTTTGCACTGAGGAAAGCATGATCGACATCTTGAAGATGAAAGCGCTGGCGGCGAAATGCCGGGAGCCGGCCAGTTCTTGGGATGTTTCGTCCACACTGGGGGACGCCGCCAACGCCATCGAATCCCTCCTATCCGAACTCGAAGCCCGAGAAGCGGATCGGCGAGATGCGCTGCCGGATGGGCTGTGGGTATCGGGATACAGAATGCCTTCTGGCGTCAAGATCGTACGCACCATGCAGATCAAGGGGCCGGATAAATGGAAGGTCACTGATGGGTTCTCGTGCCTGAACAAGAATGGAGAATGGGAATACGAACCCATCCCAAGTGCGCGCGATAAGGAATTCTTGGCGCGATGCCGGTTCGATTCGGCACAAGAGGCCATAGACGCCGCCCTTGCGCAACGACAAGAAGGGGAAGAGAAGTGAGCCAAATCGACGCAAGACAGGTTCGCGTGCTTCTGCTGCAACTGCGCCAGATGGCAGTCAACGGCTGGAGCGAAGGTATCGACCCGCGTGGGCAATGCGAAAAGATCGTCAGCAGGATAGACGAATTCGCGTTCGCGCATCGCGAGGAACTAGGCACTCGTGGTGACGATGGAGATCCGAAGTAAGTGAAATCAGTGTTTCAACGAATCTTAGAGATCACACGCAAGGAATGGGGATTTGATCACATAAATACTACAAAGGAGGAGTTGTAATTATTTAAAAAGTCCTAGGAGTTAGCATTGGATAATGCTTTCTCCTAGGATATATGTTTTTAGTCAACGCACACGGCGCGCTGCAATAAATCCCTGAGCTGTTGCCGTGCTTGTAGCAAAGGCCGCAGTAGCTACTAGATAAATAGTCGTGGTAGTAGAAAGACTAAATCTTTGCTGAGGAACTGCATGCTGCTGCGTTGTATTGGTCGGAAACGTACCGTTGCTGAAAAAGCTCAATGGGTTTGCTGGTAGACCTGCTGACACAGACGAAATGCCAGCCTGAATACTTGATGTAGTAGTAGTCGCAGCAGCTGAATAATTGAAGGCACCCCAAACATCCCAATCGCCAGCGGTTAGGGTAATGAAAGAAATGTTAGCATTAGTTGCAGCCGTTAGACTGACTGACCCCGATGTTGCTGTAACATATTCTCCAATACTTCCTGCATTTACGTTATCGCCTAGAGTGGTTCCAACAATGCCAGCCGTAGTAGACGGCGTGATGGCTCCGGTAAAGGTCGCTCCCGTCGTCATCGCATAGCTAGAGCGACACGTAAATCCAGTGCTTGTAGTCCAGTTCAGCGCGCTACCCGATGCGCTGCAACTCGGCATGGCGAATGCTGTGGGCGACGTCGATGAGCCGGTGGCGTTTGCGAGAACCGTATTGGCAGCAATCGCCGCGATACCGTTGACGCCAATGCCACCCCACGCCGGCGCACTTGACGATCCTGTCGAGACGATTGCTTGACCAGAACTGGAGCCAGTCGGATTAAGCAGTTGGACCGGCACTGTTGTGGCCGCCAGCACGACCGATGAAAAGAGCGCAAGGAATGCGCCGAATAGTTTCTTCATTCTCATTCTCCGTCAGGGATAATGGCGCCGTCGCCAATGGTAGAAGATAGGGCTTTATCGCAGTGGCCAGGATTGATCCAGTTTAAGAACTTGCATAGCACGCAGCCCCACTGTCTGCCGGCATTTCGCGCCTTCGCCGCGCGTTCGCTGATCGTTTCGTTCGGGGAACCACCGAATAACGTATTCCCGGCCTCATCTAGCAGGACTAGCCAGTTCAGGAAATAGCGGCCGATCTTGTTCATTGCTGCGCTCCCGGAGGCGTCGATTTGGCGAGAAGGTCATTGACCTGCGTGGTGTCACTCGTGCTGCCGAACCAGAAGTGAACGACGACTAGCCATACAGTGCCAAGCGTGCCTGTTGCAGAATAAATCAAGGCCTTGGCACCTTCCGGAACCGGGTAGACAAACAGACCGATCAATAAACCGAAGAAGCCAGCAGTGATGAGAAACGTGAGCCATGCCGGCACAATCGATTTATTAGCCGTCTGCATATCGCGAGCGCTGATCGTATCCTGCACCTTCAGCGACGCCAGAGTTTCCACATCCTTGAACCCAGCTTGGGCCATCGCCAAGGCATAATCTTGATCTTTTGCCCGCATAGCCGCCAGTTGCTCAGGTGTAGCACCGCTAATCGCCGCAGCAATAGCATTCTGCCTGTCATCGGTCGAGGCATCCGATTTCGGTGTCAGGCCAAATACCGATTCAAGCGCAGCGAGACCTCCTCCTACGAGGGGGCCACCTAGAACGGTTCCAATAGTCGGAGCAAGTTTAACAACGACATTGAGTGCATCTGTCCAACCTGACATGATCATGCTCCTTTCACGGTAGACCAATCCATATCAGCTCCCCAACAAAAACAAGGCGCGTTCCGCATCGCGGCGTTTTACAAGACCCGGAAGCGTTACGCCTGCGGCATGGATCCATTTTCCGAACTCGCTGGACGCAGCCTGAGCATCGCCAGAATTAAAAAGACGGAGAAGCGTAGAATTCGAAAGCGCGGTCAGTCCGAGGTTGTAGGAAAAATCCGCCAACGCGCCCTTCTGTTCATCAGTCATCGGTACCTTAACGATCATATCGAGTTGGCCACCGATAGTGCGCATCCGATTGGTGAGATCCGAGTCAGCCTGATCCTGCGTCCATACCGTGTCGCGGTTGATGCCATAACCGGTAGCACCGTAGCCAATCGTCGGAACGAGCCACCCTTTAGCCGGATCAGGATAGGCTTTCAGCTCACATCCCTCGAATTGCTTGGCAAGACCTATTGCCATATCGAGCCAGTTCATTGATTTTCACCTCCAGTGAGAACTTTCAGGATCCGCTCGTCGCCTTCTTTCAAGGCTTGTAGTAGAGCGCGATGGTCAAGCAACATGTCTCGCTGGGCTTCGGCAATCAGAAGAACGCCCTTGAGCGTCTTGTCTTGAGCCTCGGAGAGTTCTAGCAGCATCCCCAAGATTCGCTGCTGCATTTCAGCCATCGCAAGCAGATTTTTCACTCCATCCCATATCAGCCTGAGCAAGCGAAGTGTTTCTTCTGCGGCAACTGTAATCACAGCGCTAGCAATAGAAGCTTCGCTAGACAAACTTAAGTTCGTCCCGCCCCAATCCGGATCATATCCCCACGCATAGTGAAGAAATAGCGAACTGGCGATGAACGTAGATAGTGCTATCAAAAATATCTTCGGTGAGCGAAACCGTAGATAAATTCGATACAAGACCTTACCCATGCCGAAGTCCCAAGTATCCGATGACGATTTCACCAATGAACAGAATGACCATAGCCCAACTCATGCGTCGGTTAAAGCGAACTTCCTTGGATGCAACCATCGCTGAGCGCTCAGTTTCAAGATCAACAACACGCTGACCATAATGGTCAAGTCGTTCATTCAGGAACTCGTCTCTGTCGAGGCGTTCGCGTATATCGCCCCGCAATGCAGCGATATCCTCTTTGGTGGCGATCGATTCACGCAGTTCGCTCATGAATTCATTGAGACGCTCAATATTTTCTTCAGCTTTATCAAGGCGTTGTGCGTCGTGGGCGCGCTGTCGCCGGATATCTTCGATCTCGGCTGCAAGTTTTTTATCGGCAGCATGAAGTTCTTCAAAGGTAAACATGAAATCCCCGTTATCCGTGTTTTATATGAAATTAAGCGCCGGCAGTATTGACCGACCATCCAAACCCAAGATTCGATGTTGCTGAAGCATTGGAAGAGATGGTAAAAGTGGTTGCCGTGACAGCACTCACCCAGAAGTTTGAGATCCCGGCTGCGCCAGGACTTCCGGTCGCCGTCAACTGGATTTCATATCCTTGAGGCTGAACATCAAGTCCGTGAGAAACCACAATGGACGAGTTCCCGGAAAGAAGGGTTGCGCTGCCAGAGTTCGATGTTTTGTAGCCGACATTGTGGTGGATGTACTTGCCAGGGCTTGACGAACTTCCGTCAAAAATATTTCCGGCATTTCCACGAATATCACAGTCAGCAATAACGAAATTCGTCGATGAACCTGAATCAATCGTGATTCCATGACCGCTATTTCCTGTTCCACCACCAAAGTTTCCAAGCGACGCACCGATAATCGACCAATCACTTTGATTTGCGCCTACATGAACTCCATTGGAGTTTTGCTCAAAAACACCACCTAGGATTCGGAAGTCATCACCTTTGGTAAGCAAGATCCCATCACCCATATTGCTGACGCATTGAGGATCGATGAAATGAATACTCGAACACGAACCAGTACCGGAATTATTAATTTCGCACCCATGAGAACCATTATTACCAAACCAGCAATTACTGAAACGTACATTACTTACACTTCCAGTAGATGATGGAATAATGAAAACTCCACGCTGGACATTACTATCAAAAAATGTATTATCTGACCACACTGCATAAGCGAGTTGAGAAGCGCCAGGGGAAATAATCATGCCAGTCCCTTGGTGCTGGATCTCGCATTGTACAATTCTTAGATCATTAGTTTGATTAACAACAATACCAAAAGAAGGCTGACTTCCAGAGGGCGCATCCATAACAATATTCATGACCAACTGGTCGAACCCTGACGAATTAGCGCCGATAACGATAGAGCGCCCAACTGTGGCTACAGTATTGCGAATCTGTCCATCTCGTATAACAGCAATAGTCGAGCTAAAACTTATTGCTGTATATGCTCCAAAGACAGAGAAATCTCTAAGTGTATGGGTAGCACCCGAGGTAAAGTTAAACGTCGTTCCGCCCGTCCTAGTGACGCTATGAACAATATTCAATCCGGCTATTTCAATATCAGAAGCAGAGATATCGAACAAATCATCAGTCGGAGAATTGCATGTTAACGTAGTGCCATATTCAAAATCACCAAGAAGCTTGAAATTATTAACAGAAATATTGATAGTTCCGGCGATTAGATAATTTCCGGCAGGAACGTATAGACAATGGCCTGACATATTAGCGATTGCATTGTTGAAAGCCGAAGTATCATCGGTAACGCCATCTCCTTTCGCCCCAAAATCTTTTACAGTAACAAAATCCTGAAGCCTAGATTTAACGGTTCTGGTTACCGCATTTGAACTGCCCTGGTTATATGATAATTTGCTTGACTGAATACCTGCATTTAGAGCAACGCTTGCGTCAGTAACACTTCCCGACCCCGGGGTTCCTATAGCAATCGTATTTCCTACTTTAATATTTACTTCATTTACACCAATTGGAATCGCCGAATTAAATGTCACGACAGTTCCTGAAACAGACCATGTATCAGGAGTCTGGTAGACACCATCAAAAAAGACCCACAGATTTGCCGGGGATCCTGGGGAAGATGAAATCGTGAGAGTCGTCGTAGTGCCCGGAGTGAAACCAGTCCCAGACAAATAGGCGTTGTCGGTCATGTTCCCGATTAGACCGCTGCTCGTATCTTCCGTGATTTGGTCCCAGATCAAGTTGTTAAACTGATCATAGACGACCTGCCGATAAGTACCCGCCCCCCAGATCAATGCTTGCCCGTTCGCATCTAGAACAATAGGATTTGTGTTAAGGATGGTTTGGGCTGGGTCCTGCCACGTATTCTTGAACGTAGAAGTGTTGGGGATGTAGAAATAGACCGATCCACCAGCGAGCGGCTTCCCGTTCGAATCGATGAACTGACTTTTTGCATTCGGCAGGATGGTAGCCGCCATTTCGATGTATCCTAAGGAAAGTGGAACATGCAGCCGCTCTAGCGTGCTGCGTGTCTCTGCCCTTAGGAGACTCTTTACGGGCGACTACCGCCGATAGGTTGGCTAGACCATGACCCACGAACTTCTGGCGATATTAGACAGTATCGCGAAAGAACATTCCGCTCAGCTTGGCTTCATCGCCATTTCTTGCGTGATAGGCTTCTGCGGCGCCTTCAAAAAAGCATTTCTTGCTTCGCTACGGCCTTCCGTTGCTCCCTCCGAGAGACCTGACACCCCCGGTGGTAATGGCTGGATACAGGAGCCTCTGGAGTCCGATGTTGCTCGCGACTGGAGCCGCAATACCGGCTGCACGATTGAGCGCAGGCGCAGCTAATTGCGGATTCAGCAGCATATTAGCAAGATTTGCTTGGATCTGTTCATTGCTTGCGTTCGCAAGTCCGCCAAGCGTACGCCCAGCGAATGAACCCGCGGCGCTCCCAAGCGTTGCCCCAATGGGACCACCCAACAAATACCCCATCCCCCCTCCGATAGTCCCTCCTACTGTGCCAGCCGGTAGTTTGCCAACAAGCGCCCCTAGTTTCCCAGGAAGTGCAGCTTGAAGCATATTCTGCGTTGCCAAATTTTGCGCAGTCGAACTTCCGGCTGATCTGCCAAGACCAGTGCTCGAGGCACGCAGCAAATCATCTCGAATCGCTGTAAGCGCATCGATTTGAGATTGATTTACTGATTTCGCAAGATTAACCCCGGGTTTTTGCTGGGATTTCTGAATATTAGCTAAGGCATTCTGTACTTTGGAGAGTGTAATGTTTCCTTGCGCATCCGTGAGATTCATACCTTGCAAATACTGCATTGCATCAATCGGCCGAGATGCAGCAGCATAAGATCCTCGCGCTTCAGCGTAACCAGGGATCTCCCGGTCCATCAATGACAGCAATTGGTCTTTGACTCCAAGCAAATTTGAAGCTTTGCTTTTTTCTCCAGCCTGAGCAGCTGAATTGATCTGATCATCGAGAGCCTGCTTTATCCAATGCAGCCCCGTTCCAGAAACGTATGTCTGCGGGGAACCAAGCGCGCCACCCATGTTGGCATTAGCTTGATTTTGAACGGTAGTCTCAATTGATGGCGACCCTGCATTCTTTGCCATAGTCTGAGCCTGCTTAAAGGCTGACTGGAATGCAGGAGTCTGCTTAAGAGCAGAATATTCGGTGCTCGATGTTGGGATACCAACGTGCGTCGACAAATAATCTTGGACGGCAGATGTGTCTCTGCCGGCTCTAGCGGCAACTAAATCATCCGCAGTTCCTGTAATCCTTTCTAGGGCTCCAAGGCGAGCGGCAGCATTTTGCTGCTCCTGAGCAATGAATGGATTCGGACTGATATCTCGAATCGTGCGCTGAAGAGTTGCGATCCCAGGATTTGCCGTAGCTTCAGCCAATGTCGGAGAAGAGCCCGCCACGAGTTGCGACAGATTAGGAACCGATGGTCCGCCTTGCGCAGCTCTCGCAAGAATATTTTCGGCAATAGCTTGCTGACCAGAATTAGTGAAGGGTTGAAGAGCCGAACCGATGACATTGCCAGCATATCGCCCTGCACCCACCGCACCCGAAACCAGCGCCGGAGTAGCCGCACCCAGGAGTGCGCCGACTCCCATTTGACGCAACTTATCCGATCCGTAATTTTGACTGTCCGGAGAAACGGGCGATACTGCGCCCATGGCAGCGCCACTTACAGCCCCGCGTCCAGCAAGACCCAGCAATCCAGTCCCTACTGGCGCCCCGATAACGAGTGGAGCGGTAGCAGCCATTGCGCCGCCGATGTTGCCAGCGCCAGTTGCAATGGGGTGCGCTTGTTGGTACGGCGCGACTTCCTGCGCGCCAGCCTGCAATCCTTGGTTCGCATTGTTGACGAGCCAATCACCAGCGCGACCAATTGCTCCGACAAGGCTTTGACCTTGCGGAGTCATGCCTTGGCCAGTCGTGCCAAGAGATTGCAGGCCATGCCCAAGCAATTGCTGTGCGCCGAGTGCGGTCTCTTGGACACCACGGCCCAAGCCTGCCAAAAACGATGTGCCTGTTCCCGGCTGCGGCCCGGTTGGCTGCTGCGGAGATGCTTGTGGAGATACTGCCGCCGAATTTGGCGCAGCACTCTTCGTCATCGCCGCAAAAATCGCATCGTCGGATTGTGGCCCTTGCTGCTGTTGTGCCGGCGCGCCTCCCTTGCTAAACGCAGAGAAGATCGCATCATCACTTTGGGTGCCGCTAGGTGCAGCAGTCGGGATTCCGGGGAGTACTTGAGGCTGCGTCGGTTGTGATTGCTTTGGCAGATTCGAAAGCACTTTCCCGGGATATGCCTGCGTCAAAGGCCCCCAATTCTTCTGATCCGTGCCGCCGTGGTATGCGCGTAAAGCATCCTGAACGTTGCCATAGCGGTTCAGGTTTTCATTCAGCAGATTAGCAATCGCCGGAATCGCTTGATTCGGGTCAGTTGGATCTTTGACGCCAAGAGCTTGCGCAGTGGCCGGCATAAGCTGTCCAAGACCGACTGCACCAACGGATGATTTGGCGTTCGGGTTGCCGCTAGATTCAACCTGGATGACGGCGCGAATCAGCGAAGGATCAATATTGTATTGCTTCGCAGCAGATTGAATGATACTCGAGTAATCGGCCATCATTGCCCTCCACCGGGAATTTGAATCACCCCGCTGCGCACGAGATTCCCGAGGTCAGCCTTGAACTTTGCCAATTGTTGCGGGGATTGACGCGCGATAAACTTCTGTTGCTGCTGTGGATTCATCGATGTGAAAACAAAGGCGTCAGGATTAACAGCTTTGTTCCACTGAGACTGCCATTGGTTGAACTTGTCAGTCGTCAGGCCCGAATTCTGGAATGCATAGTCCTGCGCAGCTCGCATCTTCTCGCCAGCGATCGTCTTAGCGAGGATATCTTCGTTCGCCAACTTCGAAATGCTAGGGTTCGCGTTCCCCGTCACAGCCGCATTCAGGCGAGCATCCGTGCCAGTACCAAGAGAACCGGAGACCGACGAAGCATAGTTCGTCAAGATTTTCTTGAACTCGTCATAATTCTGCACATCCCCGGTCCAGCCGATCTGCTTGGCAGTTTCCGGGGCCAGTGCATTGAAAAAGGATTTCGCCTGATTCCGCCAGTCAGTTCCGGGACCGGTATTGATGCCAGAAAGCGCATCGCGCGCCTGTTCAAGCAAATTGACGCGCATCGGTACATCAGCCGCCGAGTCATGCAGTTGCTGGGCGGCGGTGTTCGAGGTCGCACCTTGCGCCGTCAATGCGGCTTGCTGGGCTGGCGAAAGCGAAGTTTGGATGCCAGGTGCGCCGCCTTGACCGCCCTGATCGTAGCGGCCTGTATAGCCACCGCCAGAACCTCCGGCCGGAGCATTCGGGACACCTCCTCCGCCTTGCATCTGAAGCCATTGCGCCGTCGTGATTTGACGCTGCTCACCATTCGGTCCAATTATCATCTTGGGAGCAGCCAGTTCCGACGGAGACAGAGCATTTTGCACAGTCGTGCCAACCGTCGATTCTCCGGTGAGAGGATTACGATTGAGAAGAACGGTTGCGGCACCAGTCTGAACTGGAACGTTCTGCGGCATCAAAGCTTGAATCTTCGCTTCGCCCGATAGCGAGTTGATCAGATGATTTTGAATCCATTGCGCCTGAGAACGAGGATCGCCGGGAATCGACTGGATCTCACGAATCCCCTGATCGAGAGGCAAAAGGCCGGACTGCACTGCATCGGAAATCTGTCCGGCAATCTTCGTGGACATATCAGTCTTACCCACTTCCGGATCGACTGCCAGAGAACCAATCATGCCTCGAATACCCTGCTGCTGCTTCAACGCAAGATCGAGTTTCCCCGTGTCATACTGGAGCTGCGAATTCCGTTGCTGGGCGATTTGCCCCATGAACTGCGGCAAAAACGCTCCTGCGCCATTCTGCGCGGCGAGAGATTGCAGCTTGTTGAAATCTACCGTTCCATCAGGGTTGACAGATTGCTGATACGCTTGCGAGATAGCTTGATTTGCACCAAGCTGCATCTGATTCTGACGCAGGGCGAGCAGACCCGAAGCCGTCTGAATCGGCTGTTGAAGGGCCTGCATCGGGTTTTGCGGCAATTGCCCTTGGAGGGGTATTGTTGCGTCGATCGGGGGCATATCTTCCTCACAGCAAATAGCCGCGCGATTGCATAAAATCGATCGGATGCTTCGCTTTCTTACTTAGATTACACGAAGGGCAAAGAATCTGAAGATTAGTCTTTTCATTTGACCCTCCGAGCTTTATCGGAATTATATGATCAATATGGTACAGAACATTTATTTCAGTCATGCAACAAGCGCATTTCCCGCTCTGAAGTTTAATCAGATCAATAGCAAACTTATAATTAATGCGTCCGCCATTTGAGCGCCGCCGTGCATTTGACATGCGAACATAGAGTTGCACCTTACTGCGATTCTTTTCTACCCATGCATTAGCCGTAGCGCGAGCCGCTTCGCGATTGTTATCGTACCACCTTTTCTTCATGGCAGAATGTTTACCAGGGTTATTAGCCTTATATCTACGATCAGCTTCGGCCTGCCTCTTGGCATGAAGTTCAGGATTCAATGCTTTACGAGACCTATAATCGGCAGACTTGCAGGATTTACACGATGGATAATACCCATCCTTCATCCACTTGGCCTTCGTAAAAAGGTCAAGTTCTTTAACCTCTCCACACTTCGTGCAAGCCTTTGTCGGCATCTTGCCCTCTACTGGAAGAAAATCGGATTGCCTGCTGCTGTCGTGCCATAGATATTGTTGGCCGCGCCAGCGCCAGCACCTCCATTGCCAAGCAGCGAATACAGCAAACCGCCTTGCCCAATCGAGCCAAGACCGGAATTGATAGCATTCGCCATCCCGATCTTACCTGCTGCTTGAGCATTGGCTCCAGATGTCAGGAAATTTCCCGCTTGGTTAGCGGTTTGCAATCCAGCATTGCCAACACCCGCAGCAGCGTTCTGACCTAGACTAACAAGACCAGCTTGACGATTGTACTGATCGGACTGGATGCCATAGTTGGTCATGAAGTTTTGCAGCGCATTCTGGTATTGCTGTTGGAAAGTTTGATCAGCGAGACCGGTCGTATATTGCCCGATCCCTTTCGCCTGCGCACCGGACAGGTTCAAGCCTTTCGCGGCCAAAGAGTTATCAACCCCCTTCAAACCTTGCTGAAGGGTAAATTGGTAACCTGGGGTTTGTTCAAGTTGTGCTTGAGTAGGATTGAACGAAAAATTCATGCCGCCCAATCTACCAAGTTGCCCCTGAAGACCTTGTATGGAACTTGTCCCAAGATCCATATAGGGTTGCAGATTTTTCTGCATCTGCTGGAACTGCTGCCACTGGAGATTGGCAGCGTTATTTGCTGCATCCGCCTGAGTCTGAGCAGCGTCTGATGCGGCACCGGCCGACATGGCAGAGCCCGCCAGACCGGCTGCTGCGCTTACACCAATTGCTGCTGCGACCATATCAATCTCCCAACCATTTCTCGTAGGTCGTTTCCACTTGCTCGAATCCTAGGAAACGGAACAATGCCGATGCGTCGTGTTGAATCTTGCTGCCAACTGCCCATCGCTGGACGCCACGTCGACGCAATTCTTTCTCAACAAAGCGAAACATTCTCGCCCCTGCCAAACCTGTACGCCTATCCTCTCGAACGAAGAAAATATCAGGCGAGCACGTAAGGCAAGTTCGGTAATGCAGACCGGGCGCGATGAAACAGACAAAATACGCCACAATCTCACCGGCTTCTCGGCCAATCGTCATCATCAGAGAACCGTCTTGCTCACGCGCGCGGTAGACTTCGACCATCGGCTCAAGCGGGACATCATGATCTTTGTGTGTCGAGATCTCGCCGTAGTGCTGCTCAAGCAGCGGAAGCAGCTCGGCATAGACCTGCGAGAATGGCTCGATCGCAAAAGTAATCATCGTGAAGTCCTGATGTCCACTACCATGCTGATCCGATCAGAGGAACTGTTATTGACAACCTCATGAACCTGACTGTTATCGAACCAGAAACAGTCGCCCGTCGTCATGCTGATTTGCTCATCACCTGCCGTCAGGATCGCGCCTGGCAGGCCCTGCAACACCACATGGAAACGGGTGTAGTAACACGTCTGTTCCGGCGTATCAGCATGCGCGAAGATACGGCCGCCTGGCACGATCTTGTTAATCATCACGCGCCCAAGACGTTCGCCAGCAACACGAGCCATCAGGTTCATCACGATAGGACGAGCTTCATGGAGGACCTTGTACGGCGGGTAATCAACTGCTTCGTACTGATCGTAGCCCGCAAGCTGGTTCTGCTTATAAAGCTCGATCTGCTCTTCGGTGAGGCCTTCCACTTTCTCCGGGAATCGAAGCATGATTGTCTCCGTCTCGCCAAACGGGCCCTGCGGATAGTGGCGAAGGAACGTATCCTCCTGCCACAATTCAGGGCGACGTTTGATGGCGAGAACAAGCGGATTAACATCTACACCGCTTGCCAAGAGATGGAAATTACGCATTAGGCCATTCCGCCAATAATGTATTGTTCGCTAGCCGGAGTGATCGCACCAGCAGTAGTATTCACATACTGGATCTGAAGCGTATTCGCCGCTGACACGAATACATTCCCGATAGACAGACCTGCTTGATGCGAAGGCTTATTCACGTCAATGCTGTCACCTACCGCAAGGCCATTGACAGTGAAGGTCTGAACAGCAGTCGTATTCGCCGCAACCGAGGCCGGTGTCAACGTCTGCTTGATATTGTACATGCGAGTAATCGTCGTCGCGCCAGCCGATTGCATCTTGATGGACGCGGGGGCCAGGATATCAGTTGCAACACCAAGATAATTTGCCATTTCACAACTCCTTTTAAGCGCTACCGCTAGTTTCGTAGACACCACCGGCAATCGTTACCGATGTATTGGCGGATGCCAAAGCCTGCAAAGTCATGCCTGCCTCAAGTTGCAATCCAATTGCCTGGGGCGGGACATAAGTCTGCCCAGACGCCAGAGAAAAGGACGACATGATCGTATTCGTTACTCCGGGCGATCCAGCCGATGGAACTCTGTAGAGAGTCACCGTCACAGGGCTGCCTGAAGTATTCGTGAGCGACAGATTGTTGATAGTGGATGTCGTTCCAGTCGGCGCTGAATAATACGTAGCGGTAGCATTCGTCAACTGTGCCGAAACAATCGCTTTCGGAATTCGCTGCATTATCCTAGCCCTTTTACATAAACCTTACTAACTCCAACAGGAATAGCTGAAGTAAAAGTCAGCGTCACTCCGCTCAGAGAATACTGATCATCCCCTTGGAATATGCCATCGAAATATACCCAAAGCTGGGAGCCATTTGAAAACGAATGACTCAGAATCAGAGATGTTGTAGTGCCAGGAGTAAAATCTGTGCCACTCGAAAAAGTCTGATCTGATATTGTCCCGGTGGACGCGGTGCCAGTTCCAATCGGAGCAAAGATCATCTCAAGTATTGAATCTTTTTGCCCTGGCATGCCGAAAGTTGTCTCTCCAGACAATGCATCCGCACCAAGAATTGGAGAAAGAGGAGAAAAAGTTTCTTCCAGCGCCAATACATCAGCAATCGTCAACGTATCGGGAGGAGCACCTCCGCCTCCACCAGTCCGACGCCAAAGTTGGATCAGGAAAATAAACCACGCTTCCGTAACGTTCCCCGTCTGCGGATCTACAAATGGGACATTGACGAGCGGGACATCGGTTTGGATAGCGGAAGCCATGATCACTCGTTGTTCGATTCGGCCTGAACCCAAGCTCCAAGAAGCGAAGTTTCGACCGGAGCTGACCATGAAAGCTCGAATACGCGGTCACGCGCCATCCCGAGCCGCTTGAACTGCAACGACGTCAGATATTCCCCTTCCTTGCCAAGACTGATGCTAATGGCGTTTCCCCATGACTTACCGCGAGTATCGCTCCAACGAAGGAAGACAGGAACAGGTCCATAGTTATTCCCGTTCCCGACTTCCATGTTCGCAATGAACTCGCGGTAGTGGATCCGGCTAGAATTCCCATCTACACCGTGGGCAAAAGAACGAATCCTAGGAATGGGGTTTCCGTTGTCAGTGAAGTTATTCACATCCCACAGATACAAATTCCCGTTCTCCCAATCGCCAACGATGGGCATGCCATATGCCGATGCATAGCAGTTGGCACGATGACGGTTCAATCCGCCATTCTGGTCAACCCAATTAAGTTCGTTCCACTGCTGAGTTGACAAATCGTACTGCCACGTTTTATTGGCAGTCGGAAAGGTCAAGACATAGAAGAAATGACCTTCTATCTGGTATGTGAATCCAATCGCATCATCAACACGAGAATAAGTAGCGATCTCGTTATCGAGAGCAAATGTCGAAATCTGAGAAGCGTTGAATTGCTGGCTGCGGTTCACATAGCATGTGCCCTGCTCTGACTTTGCCAGCCAATATACCTCGCCATCCATCTGAGCAATAGAGCCGACTGCTGCGCAACCATGTTGCATGAAGACGCCCGGCAGACGCTCGAACGGGAACGTAGTATCCCCTGCGTTAAACCATACTTCTGTCGTCACTTCACCCAAAAGATAAATATATCTCTTTGTAACGCCGATGCCGATCAGATTGTCTGAAAACGCTGACTTTGATGCGAAATCTGTAGCGTCAAAGACGATTTCATCGTTAAGTGAAATGTACCATTGGCGCGTGCCGGGTACATTCAGAACCAGAAATCCATCCACAAAACGCACGATATTGCCTCCAGCGAAAGAGGCATCTGTGATCGATGAAAACGTATCATCTTTCAGCTTTATCGTATATCCGTTAGCCGTCCCATCGACCATCACCACATACGTTGCATTGTCGATCATCGATACGGGGCCAGAATTCGTTCCGATCGAACCGAGCAATTTCAGCGTGAAATCTGAATTGATACGGTAGACAGACGAACCGCACACGCCATAAAGGATGCCATTAGACGCCGAATAAAGGCCGCGCCAACCTGAGTCAGTAGCCGTGGCCTTCAGGGTGAGACCGGGGCTAAGATAGTAGGTATAAGGGAAAGATGCATCCTGGGGATTTTTCTCCCCATAGAGATTGATGCAGCGCTGAGCCTCCACAACGAGACTCTTCGCCATGTAGGCGCCAGTTGTGAGTGGCACTTTCACGGCGAACTCCCGATATAGAAGTCGCCGTAGATATTATAAGTACCAGTCTGCTGACCTCGAAGCGCCGCAGGCATCTGCAACAGGGGAATTTGTGAATTTACCTGCTCGATGATGCGCATGGAAGCTTCGGCCTTCTTCTCGACAACCGGGTTCACCGGAAGCCCGTAGAAAGGGTAGAGCTCAAGCGTCAAATTCCACATCATCGCGGCCGAATATTCGGGCGGCAGCGAGATTTGATCATTGATCGTGGTGAAATTCTGAAGCTGCTGCATCACTGTGATGTCGATCTCGTACTGATTGCTCGGGATCGGCCATACGAAGAGATTGGCGAGCGGGTAGCCCGCATCATAGAAGGCATATCGCGGGAACGAGTTCAGATCCTTCAGCGAGATGCGATCATAGTCCTCACGCGCTTTTAGAATCTCAAGCGGATAGCTGACGGGAAGCGGCGTGTTGGTATTCTGCCGGAAATAGGCGAACTCCAGCTTGGCGGGGCGCACGATGTTGAAGTCGCCACCAGCCCCAACAGTGTATGAAATTGCACCAGTCGCCTGCTTTGAAAGCGTGATGAGCTGGTAGACCATGTAACGCCGGCGCTGCCATTGCGCCAGCATCATGTTCAACAGGTTGAACGCATCGTTCATGTCCTCCGCAGACGCAACCTGCCCCACGCCAAGGACATTGGCTGTCCTCAGCGAAAGATTGATGATATCGGAAGGCGTCTTCGGGGAAGGGACGGTCATGGATTATCCAAGGCGTTCGAGCTTGACATGAATGGCATATTTCATCGCGCCGGCCGTGCCAGAAGCATAGCTACTCGTCTGGTAAGTGATGTTCGTGCCGCCCTTTGCATACATCACTTGCTGACCTTGGCCGAATGCACCAATTGCATTTGCGGTATTGGTCGACGAAACTGAGCTCGCCAAAAGGGGCGTACTGGAGTCCAAGTCTGTCCAGCCGATGCCGATACTAGGAAGAGTCGAGGATGCTCCGTCAGCAGTTGTTTCTACCGCATAGCACGATGCCCGATAAAGACCGCCTTCTGCTGACGGAACTGCATAAAGCGTGGCAGACGAGACGTTTGCAGACTGATTGACAAGATCGATCTTGGCGATGATGGCTGCGAGACCATTACCGACCAAGGTATCTCCGTTGTATGAGGTAAGAGACCCTGCTACTTTGGAGACTGTCGGATTAGGATACGTGCCCCCCAAATCACCGCCTGCCGTGCCAGATGGAGTCGCGCTACCCGAAATATTTACGCCCGGACCAAGTGTCACACCATCGATCGTGCCACCGAGAATATTTACTCCATCCGATCGCTCAGAACTGAGCGACTGATAGCTGGGCGGCAACGTCGTCCCAAGATCAATAAACGTCGTCGTGAAATAGTTGACGTTCTGCTTATAGAAGACACCATTCTGGGCGTAGACAATGCTATACGCTGAACTCGGGTCGAACGTTGCCATGATTAATGATTGGTCCAGTTAGTACCGTTGCACATGACTTCGACCACTACCGAGCCACCACCAGTTGCCGTCGCATTGTAGACCGGCGACGCCGCGCCATCCGTCTCAATCGCGATCAGGCCATTGCTCGACGAGTTGCAGGTCGGAAGCGTTGCATTCGTGAACTTGGCCGGCTGCATCAGCACACTCGCAGCATTCTGGCTGGACATCGAGCCAGCGCAGAACGGCAGCGACGCGCCGACCGAGACGCCCTGACCGTTGTAATACGTACTGCCTTGCAGGAAAAACGTGCCGCACTGGTTGGTAATCGTCTGAAAGCCATTGCTCGGGTTGAACTGAGCATGGGCCGACATGGCGAAACTTGCACCAGCTACCGCAGCAGCGGCGATGAGAATCTTTTTCACGATTGATGCTCCTGGATGATTTGCTTCAGCTTTTCGATACCGGTTTTGTGGTGCGGATTCAGCCCGAGAGCCTTGGCTTCTGCCATCAGGGCATCCCGAAGGCTGTCAACGCTTGCTTCATCGGCAGCTTCATTGCCGACCGCAGCGTCTTCTTCCTCGCGGCTATTCACTACAAGTCCCGAGCCGTCAGCCAACGTCACCCATTTCGGATATTCGTGGAAGACGTACGGTGCAGTGAAATTGCGCATGTTCGGATACATCGACTGCCCCTAAAAAGGGACCGGGACGAACCCGGTCCAAGCACCACTCGGAGGAGACTCTTTAAAGAACGTCGGCTACAATCGATGCCCATTCCGGTCTAATAGCAGCAAACCCATACAGGACATCGAGCCTCGTGACCAAATTGTCCGACATCACGTCGTACGCCGTAATCATTCGCATCGCGACGCCATCGAACTCGGCGCGAGCCGACTCCACTACGCCTTGGGTGGGCATGACCAGATCGGCGGTTGCCAGCGTGAACGCTTCCGGATAGAAGGCCAGGTTCTGGCGATACGACGAGCCAGCAGCCATCACGAGCGAGATCGTTGCACCGTTAGCCGGCGATGCCGTAACAGTGTTGAACGCAGCCGGAGCCGGGACAATTGCCGGATAGATCGGGATCGACGTAGCACCGCTTGCGACGTTAGCCGTGACCACGAACTGGCGCAGGACGCCTTGCGTAAGACCCGTGAGGCGGTTGATCGCGTTGACGCCGGCAATCGTGATGATGTCGCCTGCGTTCAGCGTGCCGGTGATGGCGTTGACCGTCAGCGTGTTGCCCGTCTGGTTGGCGCCGTTGACGGTGCCAGCCGTGAATGAACCGACCGTATGGATCTGGGTCGTCTGGTCGCTGTACCAATCGAAGCCCAGCGTGTCGGTCGTGATCATGCCGGTTTCATACTGATCAGCAATCTTACGCTGCGGGTTGAACAGGCCAGCCAGCGACGTGACGGTGCGAGCTTCCGTCTGCATGTCCATGATGACCGTGCGATCCATGCGCGGCGCGAGGTTTTGCGAGAGCTGGGCCCCAGCATTGAGCCACGTGCCAGCATCCGGCGAGACTAGGTTGCCGGAGCCATCGGTCTTGAACGAGATGTTCGCAGCCGAATTCGAGACGCTGATCAGATCGCTTGCTACCGAAGCCGCAAGGCGGTTGATCGCAGGAGCCAGAATCCGCTCGCTGTAATCATCCAGCGACATCGTTTTCTCGGCCGTGCCGAACGAAACCGGGACATTCTTCTGCGTTGCCACAGTCAGCGTCGTGTTTTGCTCGTTCGTGCCTTGCGGAGTGATCGCCGGACCCGAGTTGACAACATAGTCGTTCGGGAGGCGGATCCGCAGCGTGTTGCCGATCTTGGCACCAGTGCGGGCGAATTGGTCGTCGTATTGACGGTTGACACGGCGAAGGAAGGCATTCGTCTGCGAGAACAGGCGAACAGCTTCGTTCGTAATTTGATTGATTGTGAGCAGAGAGTTGCTCATATTGATCTCCAAAGCAAAAACAAAGAGGCCATTTCTGGCGGCTTGTCCCTGCCCTGCGGAGACCAACTTGACGGGCTTACCCGACGATTGCGGCTCGTCTCAGCCTGAATACCCGGAAATAAATCCCTTCCGGTAACTGAAAGGGTAAGCCCGAAGTAAATAATGTCTAGCGCTTGCTCTTGCGATTCTTATTCCGCCACTCTACCCACTTCTTCGTATCGCTCGGATCGGGTTCGGTCGAATCGCTCGCGCTGCTGCCACCCCCATCCACTGTCTGCACGGGCGGCGGTGCCTTGCTCACCTGCTTGCTGAGTGCTTTGGCAGCTTTCGGCGCAAGCTTCATCATCTCAATACCCATCTGAACCGGATCCAGCGACGAGATGCGCATGGCTTCGTCGATGTTCTCGTTCTTGCCGAGATAGGTGACGAGCTTTTCGGCTCCATCAATTGAAGTAAGGACTTTCAGGAAGTCAACGCCCCCGACGCCGGCCATGTTCAAGTTCTGAGTGGCTTTTTCGAACTCATCGCCGAATTCTTTCGCGCCGGCTTCATTGATGCGAGCGATGCCGCTATTCAACGACTCGCTGGCCTTCTCTTCGTTGCGCAGGCGTTGAGCATAGGCGCGAGCGAGTTCTTCGACATTCTGATTGGGCGATTGATGAGTTTGCTGAACTTCGCCGCCTGACTGCTGCGCCGCACGAAGACGATTCAGTTCAGCCTCCAGCTCAGCAGCACGCGCTTCCGCTGCCCGACGCGCCGCGGTGATCTCACTGATGCGCTTGGGCACCCATGAGGTATCAGGCCGTTCCTGCGTCTCAGTATGTTGCTGCTCAACCTGCTGAGTTTCTGTTTGCTGCTGCTCGGTCGATTCGGTCTGCTGTTCGCTCTGAACATCGCTCATTTTTCTCTCCGGTGGTTATTGCTGGGGCTGCTGAGTTGTTTGAGGTTCTTGAACTGGTGCCAAGACATTTTGAATGCCAGCGGCGTATAGATTAGCAGGATCCGTCATATCAGGCAGCACGCCAGCATCAGGATTGGATGCTCGCAGAATTTCTGCCAATGTCTTCCGAATAATAGGCTCAATAGCCCCTTCACCCATAGCGGGAACCAGCGCCTTGAGCCGGTCAGTCTCGGCCTTAAATGCATCCAGAATGGCCTTGTTGTCATTCTCCATGCGCAGAGCGAGATGGTTAAGCGCATCCATGTCAACGCGCTTCTCTTCAAGCTGATGCTGCACATTTTTATCGTTCAATGCCTGGTGCAATTGATTGATGATCTGCGTGGCCTGCTGCAACTGCCCTTGAAGCTGCTGCACCTGAGGATCAACGCCTCCGAATACGGACGGATTCGTAGCTTTAATCCAATTACGCATGCGCTCCGCGAGCTTATCAGCGTTAGGGAAATCCGCGTTGCTCATGTAGATATCGCCAATCACCTGAGCCATGGCCGGCTGAGCCGCCAATAGTTGCGTCTGGGCATCAAAAGCCTGCTCGCGACGCGTCTCAAAGCTCGGGCCGCTTTGGGCGATGACATTGTATCGACCCACCTTCGGGTTGAAGATCGCTTTGATCTTTGCTTCGCCTTCGTCCTCCGACATTTGGAGCGATTGCTTTTGTTCTGGATCGATCTGGACTTGGCTTTCCTCGCCCGATTCCTCATCAGTGATAAGTAATGTGCGCCGCGTATCGTAATACTTCGGAATCAGGTCGATCAACTGGACGCCAGTGAAGCGGATCGCATCTGCCATGGCATCCTGATAGTTGAAAGTGACGCGCTGGCCTTGTTTCTGGCGCTGCTCGATCGCCACGCCGGCAACTTCGTTTCCTTGTTCGCTGAAAGTGGCTTCATATTGGCCCGACGCCATCATCATCTGATGTTCGGCAGCCTGCATTCCTTCAAGATAGACAGGAGCGCTAGTCGGCGGCTGCTGACGTTTAGGCTCAGGGATGGGATTGCCATTCTCGTCAGCATGGTTGTATGGCAAATAGGCGTGATTCTGGGTATTCGCTGTGGACCAATAGTTCTCAAGCCCTTCGACGGCCTCAACAGGAGCGGTATAAGGCGATTTCGACTGCAATGCGCCATATTCCAACGCGGCAGAAGCGTTGTAGTTGTAAGCCCGCTGCGAATCTTTGAGATATCGCGTCAAGCCCTTTCGATCGAGGCGCCCTTCGATGACGATTTCCTCGCCAGGCACGCGAATGATCGGGATGTACTTCCCAAGCCATACCGAGGTCTCGACAATCTCGTCGCCAACGATCAGATACCAATTGACATGCCATTTCGGGACGCGGCGCCGCTGGGCTTTGCCATCCTCCATAGCCTGAGTCAGGATATCGCGAGCCTCGACAGGGATGGTTGACTCTCGAACGAGCGTCGTGCCGCCGTCATCCTGATCAATCGCATACAGCCATTCGCTGCCTTCTTCGCGCTCGTAATATTCGGCCACACGGATCGAATCCTTACGCGTCCATGCTAGCTCCCCTTCGCCCATCACGGCCTTGGCGGATGCCTTCGGATACTTCTTCTCAGCCTTCTCGCGCGGCATGTCATCAAACACGAACGCATAATTGGCGTCAGATCCATCCGTCTTCTTGATGTGCGGATCCATGTAGATCGATAGCGGATCTTGCACTTCCCGGATGAACAGGTCTTGGTCGAAGCTGTCGTCATCGACGTAATCCGAGACGATGCGCCAGTATCCAATCCCCGCGCCCACCTGAAACTCCATCGCCTTCTTATAGGCTGCCTTGGCGTTCGAGATGTATTCGATGCGACGCACAATTTGCTGGAAGATCTGGGCGCTCTCATATGTCGATTCATTGCCAGTCGCGCTGATGCGGACAGACGGCTGATTCTCTTTGCCAAAGTTGACGACATGCAGCCAGTGCGTGTGCGTCTTGTTGATCGTCACCATCGGCTGACCGGCGAGCTGGCGCTGTGCCCGCACTGCGGCATTCCACTGATCCTGGTTGTCAGGGTCAGCAAATAGGAACCGAACGTCGTCTTTGAAGCGCGAGCGAGCCGCCTGCTCCCATTCCACGCAGGCTGAAAAGCGCTCGTGCGCTCGCTTGATGATGTCTTTCTTGCGCTCAGCCATGTTTTAGCCCATCCAATAGCCAGGCGTCACCCGGCCATGATTGACGACCCCTGTCGGGCGTGTTTTGTGTTCTTTGCGCGGAGCCTTGGGCTCACGGAGTGCCACAGCCATATATCCAAATGCATCTGCCGCGTGAGAAGCCCAGTCGTGAAGCGGCTCATTGCTGAACTGCTTCGTCTCTTCGTCCACGTTGTAGCGGTAATTGTTCAGCGCGTCCAAGCCAATCGAACATTTCTCTTGGTCGAAATAGATCATCGGGAAGATGGTGCGAGCGGCTTCGATGCGCGTGTCGATCGATGTCTTCGGCACAGTCCGCACCTTAAAACCAGCATCGCGGAGCTGCTGAGCAACTGTACGCTTGGACGCCAACAGCTCGTTGTTAGCGTCATGAGGAAGCCAGCAGTCGCCATACACATAGCGCTTGCCTTGTAGCTCGATAGCATATTCGCTGATGTGCTTGCCAGTTCCTTCGAGATAATCGATCACGCGGTACTCGAACGGCCCAAGCTGGGCGAACCAGATCGTAGTCTTGTCTGCACGTCCCAAATCCCAGAAGAGATGCACCGGCTTACTCGGATCGTATGGCACCCGCATGATGCGCGAAGCAGCCTCCCGAATCTCGCGAGCGTAGACAGCACCCAAGATCGGTGCCTCAAACGAGCACATGAACTCTTGGTCGAACAGAGCATTGCCCATGGCCTCGCCGAAGTCTCGTACATATTCGGCGCGGAGTTTGGCTAGCTTCTCGGCATCATACTGGCCGGTATCTACCGCCGTGAGGATTTGCGCAAACGCATCAGGGTCACTCTGAGCACCTTGATATGTGGTGTAGGCATGGTTCTTTCCTCGAGGCGTCGTGATGAATATCTGCCAGCCATTGTTCTCGGCAATGATCGGCCGTAGATATGCCTTCGCCGCAGGATTCGAAAGCGCCCATTCAGAATAGACAATACCTACCGGCGGCGCACCCACCATAGCATTATAGTTGTCCGATCCAAGAACCTGCCATGTCGAGCCGTTGATGAACTCGATATACATCTCTTGGTCATTCTTCTTGCGCCGGATGGCCTCGGGGAATGCCTCATCGATACGCTTCTTCCCAGAGCGCGGATTCACTGCATTCCAGATAGCCTTGCGAGCCTGAGCCGCCATCGGGAGCATATGCCAGTAGCAGCCGATGCGCTCAAAGGCTGCTACCGCAGTTCGATGGAGAGCAACCTCATCCTTACCACTCCGGCGCGCCCAGATCAGCTCAGCATGCTTGCCGCCGCGCTCTAGGTAGTTCCATGCTTCGCGCTGATATCCTCGCGGCACCCAATTATTCGGCAGCTGGATCGTCGTCACCTTTCGCTCCGAATCGAATGATCTGAATGCTGAATGGCTCCCCTTCGGGCCCGCTTACCTCAACGGCTTGGGCAGCCTTGCCATAGGCGCGGTCCATGATCTCTTTGGAAGCGGCAATACGCGCAGTGTCGTTCTCACTATCGCGCATGATATTGACGAGCGTATCAATGGCTTCCGGCCCATATTGCTGAGCCAACGACTTGACCTCGGCAGTGCTCTTGTTTGGCGTGCCTTTCTGGCGTCCTCCGGTTTTTATTCCCTTGGCCATAGATTTTCTATATAGCTCTACTTCAGACCATAAATTTTTCCCGCACTTACCCGGTTCGTCAGCACATGCCAGTAGATTGCATTAGCTGCCATCCGAGCGGCCGATTGACGTGCTTCTTGCTCAAGTACATCCTCAAGAGTTGCGCCCATGAATTCAGTGAGTTCCGAGCGGCGACGAATTCGATGTTCGAGATTGTTCTTTTTCATCATCAGTTCCCGATCGGTACATTCGATAGGCCGTAATGAACAGAGACGCGTACGGAAGCAGCGGTGAGGGCAACGCTCAATGATACGGAGATCGTGCTTCCACTCGTGCTGCTGGCCCAGAAAGCCCCAGGAGAGCTAGTCTGGCGAATTACCGTAGGCTGAGCGGGAGAAGCGGCAGCAGACGGGAAATAGGCGCGCAGCGTGGCGAGCGCTCCGTCCACTGAATCAGTGACGCTAATCAGATTCATCCCAGCTGCTCCAATCGTCGCAGTCGGATCGATTGTGATCTGAACTGCGGGGATGAACACATATTTGCCTGCCGGCACAGTGATCAGCGTTTGAGGGCTCGTCCCGCTAGCAGAATTGAGGGTAACGGCGGCGAACTTGGTGGGGATGAATTGCCCCAGAAGTTGGCGCGTATATCCTTGCGGGTCGGCGTATTGGATTGTGATGCCTTGGCTCATTTCTTTTTCATCCCTTTGAGGGTTTCAGCCAAACGAGCCCGCTGGCCTTCTTTGCCGCCCTTCTTCGCGGCGGCTGCGAGCTTCTTAGCGGGGATCTTCTTCCCTTCAGGAACCCCAAGTTCCTTGTGCAAGGCACCGGGTTTCTTGATTGCGCCCTTGATCCAATTCTTAGCCATTTTCATGCCCCGGCATTTTTATCTTGATCGTAGTCTTTGATGATTCAACGCCACAGGACTTCCTCAGATCAGAGAGACGATTGGACATTTCAAAATCCTTGTAATGCCGATCCATATCTTTAAGAAAGAGGAAAAGCCCCCGATTGATCACCTCAGCCGAGAGAAGGGAGTTGATCGGAAAAAAATCGATCGACCCATCCTTCCGGATTGTCGCACTCACTTTGACGTCCCGCGTTCTTTCGGCGCGCGGATACCGTTGATTTTGACAGGCTCAGGCTTCGGTCCTTTCGGGGGCGTGCCCCCATGGAAAGCACCCGCTTTAGCCGTGCGCGACGCGTGCGCGCAATTCGCTGCTGCCTTCATGTTGCTGTCTTTGCCGTCACCGCCCTTGTCATATGCCGCCATGTCGCTCTCCAAAAATGGGAAGACCGCCGACTGGCGGTTACTATGCGATGCTAGGCCTTACGTAAAAATAATCAACGTTGGTTTAGCCTTGCATAGAGAAAGAGGTCATATTTGAGCTCTCGGAATGGCCCTAGCGGTTCTCGTCTCCCCGCACGGAAATCCTGATACCCCGGAATCAGTTCATAACGAGCTTCGTTTTTGCGGGACTTCGGGTAATACTTGAAGGCCTTCTCCGAGACTCCGATGCGGAGCATTTCCTCAACTTTGCCTGAGGGCTCGGCAAATGAAAGACTGAGTTCCTTTAGTGTGTAAGGACGGCTACCCTCCATGAGTAAACAGAGGGTAGCCAAGGAAAGGGGCAGCTTTACCTTTCTGGGGCGCATGCTTCCTCCTTATCCAGACAGTCACGGAACCATTGGAATCCGCAGCGCGAGCATGTCAAAAGAAGCTCCTCATAAGCGCGCTGGGCACGCCGGTCAGTTTTTGCCGAAGGCTTGTACTCCACCGTCTTCCCCGGATACCCGCACTTCGAGCAGTTCTCGTGTTGGTCGTATTTCATACCACTTCCTTGTTGCGGTATGCCTTTTCGACAGCACTAACAACACGACCGACTTCCGAAGCAGAAACCCAGCCGCCGTATAGGTCTTGACCGACGATTTTAGAAATTTGGCGCATCCCAATCTCGCAATGATTGCTGGAGGATGCATGTCGAGCGACGAGCTTGGCGATATAGATTGCGGCCCCCAAAAATCCTGCGCCGAAGAGGCCTAGTAGCAATTTAGGCAACGCGCCTTCGATGATGAGCCACCATATGAAACCCTCTTTCGCTCCATCTGCTAGACCAGCGAGTGCCTGAATGATGAGTTTTATTTCGTCTATTCCCATTTACGCCTCCTTATGTTTTCCGAAAATTCCCCACGGCCCAGCCGCCCGATTCAGCGCTTGAACTTCATCCCATATTTTCTCGAGCCTAGACGCATCTCGAGTCATGTCTCCGCCATAAACGCCACACCCACTTACCTTCTTCATACTGCCTCCATTTCATCTTGCAGGTGGATGGTCATGTCTTGAGAATAAACTCGGCCTGGCGTCGCTTCTTTAGGCTTGACGAAACCAGCGGCCGTAAGGAAGGGATTGACGTTTCCGGCCTTTAATTTCCGACGTTCCCGGTCGCGCCGATTGGTTTCAGCCTTCGACAGAGGGGCCGGCTGAGGGGCATCTTCACCTGGGCCGAGCATCCACTTTGGCGATTGAGTGCCGCGGGCGTACACCCGCGCATATCCGGAAACATGCCATTTCGTCCCACGCCCTTCGTACATCGTGACTCGGATTCGGTGGTAGGACGCTCCGGTTGCCTGAGCCATTTCAAGCACGGTCAAAGGGGCACCAGCCGACAGCAGGCGGATGATTGCCTCTTCCACCCACCGATAGTGCGACCGGCCACGACCTCCACGCTTCGGAAGGCCGAGCGATTGAAAGCGTCCCATGATCGAGAAATGGCTTCGGCCCGGCAGCAAATGGGCTGATTCCTTGGCAGTCTTATCGCTGGCGTGGATTTGCCTTACGATCTCGTCTTCTTCCGGCTTCCATTTCGGCGCGCCCATCATGCAATCTCCCGACGGTCCGTCAAGCCAGCGAGATAGTCCAGACTGACGCCAAAGAAACGAGCGGTTTCCAGAAGCGTCCAGTAGCCCGGAACACGGAGATCTCGCTCAAGCATGGATACGTATTCGGACGACAGCCGGCATTCAGCAGCGAAGGCCGATTGGCTGAGATGTCGCTCTTTGCGCAACTCACGCAGACGATCACAAAACATGGGCTCTTTCATCTCATGACTCCCTTTTCATCAGCCGAACCGAATCAGAATCCTTCGCCGTCATGAAGCTTTTGCTTCAGCAAATACCCCTCTAACGGCCAGATCTTCGCTACGGCGTTCTGTCGCGCGATCTTGCGGCCGATTTCAGCATCAAAGTTTTCGGGCGAAGCGCATGCGCTCTCACCGGTCACCGTGAAGCCATTGCGCAGGATTAGCACGCAGAAGGTGAGCAGATCGAGCGACACTGGAATGTCCTCCGCAATGCTAACGGCTACCCTGTCGCCCGGCTTCTTCCCAGCTGCGTCGCCGATCGCCAATACGCCGACCACGCCATCCGAAGCCGTAAAGTAATGCTCGCTCGCGATTGCATTCTCGATGTCTGCCGGCGTAATGCGCGGAGCCGTCTTTCCCTTGCGAAGGATCATGTCTTCGAGTTGCTCGTCGTCGCTGCGATTCGTGTTGACTGCCATGTTCATCTCACTGCTCCTTTTTGAGTCGCCGAACCTCGGCGCGGTAGTAAGTTTTCATCTGCTCGATCTGCGTGAGCGTGAGCTTCAGGGGCTCATGCTTGCCTTCGAGCCATTCGACCTTTTCGAGCCCGATTTTCTCGATCAGATTGATGCGGTATGCGGTCAGGTTTCCTGACAGGTACAGGTTGCAAGGTGCGCACTGGAGATGGACGTTCAGCGGCTCGAACCGCAGTTCCGGCGCCGATCCAACCGACCGGTAGTGCCCTGCATGCCACCGTCCCTTGTGCATCCGGCCGCAGGAAATGCAGGGATGGCCGGCGTCACGCAGCCTCACCCAGGCGTTGAACGCGTCTTGCAGATCGGCCAGATGCTCGCCGCGGCTCTTTGCCTTCTGCCGCGCCTCACGGACATCACGCGCGGCCTTCTTCGCAGCCAGCCGGCGCGTCCACTCGAGCGCACAAGGCACTGAACACGCTTTCGACATGCTCGAAATTGGCGTGAAATCGCGGGCGCAGACCTTGCAGCGCTTGGGCTTAAGCGTGCGGATCACTTGTCCACCTCCGTGAAGTGCTTCGGCGCACGCGTCGGTCCCACGACGGGTGCCTTGCGCTCCTTCTGCGGCACGCTCAGGATTTTCTTGATCTGCTCCAACTGCTCTGCTGCCGTCTTCGTCGGCTGCCGGCGCTTGTTCTGGCTCATGCCGCCTCCGATGCGTTGATGGCCTCGATGATGCGAGCCTTGAACTGGGCTTCCGTCTCTCCCGGGCGAGCATCCGATATCCCAAGTTCACGCGCCTTCGCGCTCATCGCCTGAGGCGTCAGAGTCCACGATGTCACGGCCTTCGGCCTCTGCTGCGCCCCGCGCACGTCGACAGACGCTGCATCCGCCTTCCAACCATTCAGCTTTTTCACGATGTACGCAACGGACATGGATTCATTCGGCTTCGCCTTCCGCGCTTCAGCACAACATGCCTCCAGGGTGTCGATATCGATCTGTTGCTCAGCAAGGGCGATCACGCTCGGGTGGAACGGCGTTGCATCGATCGAGTGCTTCCGCAGCACCATCGAAACTCGCGCGCTCGCGCTAGGTGTATGTGTAGGTTCTTCTCTTCTCTTCTCTTCTCTGTGCGTTACAGTAACGTTATCAGTAACGTTATTTTCGGCCTTGTTTTTCTCCCTGAATCGGGCTTGCCGTTCCGCGTTTTTCTTCTTGGCAGTGTCCTCAGGATCGACGTTTTGATCCTCGAAGAACCTAGGCAGCACAAGGCCTTCGTCGGTTTCAATCGCCCACCCCACCGCTACCATTGCAGCCCCGAAACCAGGCAAATCAGCGATGTCATCCAACACTGCGGAGGTGACGCCGCGGTAGATGAGGTCGTCGTTTTCGCGCTTCCCTCGCAACCGCATAACACCCCACACCGCTACAAGAGCACCTACCGTAACGTTACGCATAACGTTACGCGTAACGGTCATTTGTCGTTGGCAGTGCTGATCTACGAACATCGAAAGATCGCTATCAGGTGCCATCAGCAGATCGGCCATTACGCTCACCTTGGGATCTCGATAGAGATCGGTGCGCATCTTGATCCAGTCACCGGCCATTTAGAACTCGCCCGATCCAATCAAATACGGCAGGCCAACAAACAGCATGCCGAAGAAGCCGCAGAGGAAGCCGTCAGTGAGCCAGTTCATGCGTGGCCTCGAGTCAGCCATCCAAGCAACCCGAGCAGCCCGATAAACAAGGCTCCCCATGCGATACATGCTCCGAGAAGGGGTGTCATGCCGTCACCTCATCTTTGATGTCGTCGGTGATGGGGAGGCCGGTGATCGGGCGTAGATCGGCATCCGAGGCATTTCCTTCACTGCTCATTTCGCCGTCAGCCGTACGTGCTGGATGAGCGGCTCGTACATTCCATATGGGCTTCCCTGAAAAATCTGTAACCGCTTGGTTGAAGTTCAGGATCTCGAAAATCCGGCCGATGTTTTCGGGAATCCCCGAACTCACCATGATCGCCAAGTCTCCAGGTTTGCAGTTCATGCCGCTGCCTCCAATGCCGCCACCGCCATGAACAAAGCGCCAGAACAGACGCCGACCAAGAATCCACCAAAAACGAGCGTCGCAGTCAAAAGAGTCATGGTTATCCCCATCGTTAGGACGTCACATAGTCCTTGTTCGTAACCGATTGCTAACGTATGCTAGATAACACCTGATGCGAAAAGCTCCATCAGGCGCTTCAGGCGAAGGTATGAGGGGTTCTTGAGTTGGCCCCGGCCGAGCTTGTGGATCCAGGCATAGCTGTATCCCGTCACCTTGGCGATTTCCCGATGTTTGCCGCGCCGCTTGACTAGCATCCGCTGGCATTCGTCGATCAGGGACGGCGTTTCAGGGGTGATTGGCATTCTCGCTTCCTCCATTTCATATCTACAATCTAGCAGTAATCGGTTAGCAACACAAGTTGAATTTGTTTCAGAGGAGAAACATACTGTGGAAGCGATAAAACTGCGTCAGATCATAACGGCCAACGTACATGAAGCCATGGCGAGGATGGATATAGCCTCTATCACCGAGCTGTCGCGGCTCGCGAATATCCCTCAGACGACGTTGAACGCGTACCTGTCGCCTAACAAGGAGGGCCTTCCGAGCGTACGGCATCTGCTCCAGATCGCTGCCTTCTTCGACCTCGAGCCATGGGAACTGCTTTGTCCGGTGGGGGAAGCGGAGCGCGCGGTGATAAAAAGCATGGAGGCCTGGATGCGATCAAAAGGAGATCGAGAGGGATAGCAAAAAACCGCTTGCTATGTTCGTAACGGGTTGCTATAGTTGAGTCATGGAAGCACAACGTCACGACAGACGAACAACCGAGGAGCCGACATGAAATACGCCGCCGCACTACTTCTGATCGCCCTTGTGGCGTGTACGTCCCAACCGACACCTTGGGTTGACCACGGTATCGGCGGTAACGGTGGTCATGTCTCTGCTGGTGCCCGCGGCGGTCGTAACGCTACGGCTGGCGGGATGGGCCATAGCGGTAACGGCGGTCGTGGATCGGTTGGCGCTGCTTCTGGCGGCATGGGCCGGAGGTAATCATGAAAGCCCTTGCCGGTAAGCGCTGGTTCTACTCATGCGGCCAACGCTCGATGAGCGTCTTCTATATGGGGCCGTGGCCGTCCAAGGATTGGCCGGCGTGGGCTCGCGCTGCGTACTACGAAGGACGGGAAGACGAGTATCAGGCACGCATGCATCGCGATGCAGCGCTGTCACGCTGAAATGCTACTGGAGTATTCATGGGCGCGATCGAAAACTTCCGCACTGGCTTCACGGTCGACCCGCGCGAGCTGGAACGCGAGGTCGCACGGAAGCTGGCTCGTCACGAGCTGTACGACGAGCTGGATGCGGACAACAAGGCCGAGACGAAGCTATTCGAGCTTCTGGTCGAGGACGACACGGACGAGAACGCGAAGCGTATCGGGCGGCTTGTGTGGGGAGTTTTCGCACGGCTGGTGAAGCGCGAAATCGACACGATGAACGAGAAGATCGCGGAGCAGTCGGTGCGCGATCGGATGGAGGTGTGAGGTGAGCGAGATTAAAAACAGCGTTCCTGCGTTCCCGAGAACTGTCCAGCGCTGGAATGATTCGTTGGAGAACGTCGAGGGCATGACGCTCCGCGACTACTTCGCGGCGAAGGCGATGCAGGGGGCGTTCACAAGCCCGATCGCATCGAGCGCCGACGAAAAAGATTACATCGCGATGCACGCTTACAAGATGGCTGACGCCATGCTCCGCGCACGGGAGAACTGAAATGGACTGGTATCAGGATATTTCCGTAACCAACGGCGTGATGTACGCCGGTTCCCGGTGGATCGGTTCGTTTTCCTCGCACGAGGCAGCGCTGGAGATCATGAGCATCCGGCGCGAGCAACGGACGGTGTACAGCGCGCGTGAGACGCATTGCTGTACGGAGTCCGATCTCGAGCTTGCCGAAGCCATCAATTTTGACGAGAGGTAGATCATGGATCGCGTCAAGGTTCTTTCGTACCACGAGGATTGGCAGGCGCATAGGTGCCTCTTTTCAGACGGCAAAGAAACGTATGTCGATCTTCTTGTGAGCGGCGATCTCCCCTACGAAAACCCCGACGATCTGATCGGAAAGGATTTTGAGTTTGACTGGAAAAGCACGTTCATTTTCATCGCCCATCGGGTATCGGAAGTAAAGGACTGAATCATGAACTTCCATCGCCTACACACCGTACTCGTGCTTTTGTCCGGTGGCTATCTTGAAGTCGCCTGCGCAGACATGGAACTGCCGGAAATGCAGCGGCATTGGCAGATTCGGCGGACCGTGGATTACGGGCAAGTTTGCTGGTGCTGACTGTTTTGTAGGGAGAGGAATGCGCAGGCTGATGCGCCACGGCTACCCCTTGGTTGCTCTTGGGATGAACGTGCAGGGACGTGTAAGTCGCCCGCTAGAACTTGGTCGATAGGTCTAGCAAGCCGGAGATCAGCACTGGCCCTCTCCCTACAGAGCAGTAAGCATTGCGAAGGAGTTGATATGCGAGCCCACATTTACATGCGCTTCGGACTTTGGGTAACGAGGCTGGAAGATGAAACAGCGCTGCCATTCCGGACCTTCGAAGGCGCGGCAGCTTGGGCAAAACGGATTCACGAAGGTAACTAACCGAGGAAGACATGAAGGTTGAGATCAAACATTGGATTACCGGCGCAGTTCTGTTTGCTCATAGCGCAGATGTGAACGGAATCGGGATCGCTCTGAGGGCTGCTATTGAATCCGGCGCGGACCTGCGCGACGCGGACCTGCGCGGCGCGAACCTGTACGACGCGAACCTGCGCTGCGCGAACCTGCGCGGCGCGAACCTGTACGACGCGGACCTGCGCGACGCGAACCTGCGCGGCGCGAACCTGCGCGGCGCGAACCTGCGCGGCGCGAACCTGCGCTGCGCGGACCTGCGCGACGCGGACCTGCGCGACGCGAACCTGTACGACGCGAACCTGCGCGGCGCGAACCTGTACGACGCGAACCTGCGCGGCGCGAACCTGCGCGGCGCGAACCTGTACGACGCGAACCTGCGCGGCGCGAACCTGTACGACGCGAACCTGCGCGACGTTAAAAACCTTGTCTTCCAAATAATTCCTGAGGAAGGCGCATTCATCGGCTGGAAGAAACTCAAAGGCGGCGTAATCGCGAAACTGGAAATCCCGGCTGACGCGAAACGTAACTCCACACCTATAGGCCGGAAAAATCGCGCGGAATTCGTCCGAGTGCTGGAATTGTTCGGCGCGGATGAAACAGTAAGTCAGCATGACGGCGAGACGGTCTATCGAGTTGGTGAGATCGTACGTCCGGATTTGTACAACGACGACATTCGCCTCGAATGTACGAATGGGATCCATTTCTTTATCACGCGCGCCGAAGCCGAGGCGTACTGACACCACCCAGAGGGACCACATGAACGAGATCAAGCAGACATCGCTTAAACCAGTCGCTGTCATCGGCTCGGGCTGGCAACTTTTCTATGTCGGCACAGGGTCAATCGCGTCAATCGTGTATCAACACAGCCTGAAGATCGGCGATGTACTGTACGCAGGCGCATTGCCCGCTGCGTCTGCCGACATGGCCGAGATACTCGAAATCATCTCGGCCGATGCAGATGCGGGCGAGATCCTGCTGACCTCCGGCATCCGCATGGTCCTCGACGCCGCGCTGATCAAGGCAGGGCGTAAGGAAGCGCCGGTTAGGACGGGAGAGTGAGATGAGCGAAGCGGAAAACTGGGCACCGAAGCATATCTGGCTGCAACGCGAACAGGGCGAAATGGGCTCGCACACGTGGTGCGAAGACTCGGTCGGCACTGACATGATCGAGGAAGTCGGGTACGTACGGGCTGACGTGGCGCAAGAACTGCTAGAGGCGCTCCAATCTTTGGAAAGGCGTTTCCAAGTGGGAATTGAACTGGGCCTGTCTGCCGCAGAAGCATACGACTCCTTTTATCAGGAGATCATATCGGAAGCTATCGTCAAGGCAACGGAGGCATGATGCGCGCCCCACTCCAAAGCATCCGCAAGGTAGACGACAACGAATTACTGCGCGCCTGTGGTCGCGCTTACGCAGGTCTTGTCGCGATCTGCTGCGTGTTGATCGTGGTGTCTCTCACGGTTCAGTTTGGTGACGTTATTGCGAGGTCGGTATGAGCGAAGCGAAATTTACGCCGGGTCCGTGGAAATGGGACGACACGGTTTGGAATTACGATCCAGAACAACAATCACCGTGGTTAGTGGACGAAAACGATGATTGGGTTCTGCGTGGCGGAATAAAGTGCAACGAAGCTAACGCTCGCCTGATCGCTGCCGCGCCGGAACTTCTCGAAGCATGCAAGGCATTCGCTGACTATATCAGCGGCCCGACCTCATGGACGCAAGACCAAGAGGATGCATTGGTTACGAGCGTCCATTCCGCCATAGCCAAGGCAACGGGAGCCTGACATGAAACGCATCCTCACCCACGACCTCACAAAGGTCTTCGCCGGCTGGATTGTGCTGTTCGTGTTCTGGCTGGTTCTGCCCGCTGACCCTCCGTATGTAGACCAGGCGGTGCATCGGAGTCCGACATGAAAGACGACGGGCCCGATTACTGGATGGCACAACAGGCGCAAGAAGAACTGGAATGGCATGAAGAGCGGAGAAAGAATCATGAGCGAGAAGAAAACCGGATTGCAAAGGCTGCGGGAGCCCTTCCCGGAACATCAGATCAGCCTCCTTCCCAAGCCCTACAAGCGGGATTCCCCGAAGGGGAATTGTGATGTGTGTGGTGGCTGGCATGGTCTTCCTGCCCTCCATTTGAGCTATGTCGGCCATGCAGCACTTACCGACCGGTTGCTTGAATGCGATGAGAACTGGACTTGGGAGCCGCTGGCACTTGGCCCCGATGGATTGCCATTGCTGGATCGTGACGGCGGCATGTGGATTCGCCTGACGGTCTGCGGAGTGACTCGTCTGGGGTATGGCGATGCGCAAGGAAAGACTGGGCCCGACGCCACGAAAGAACGGATCGGCGATGCACTGCGCAACGCAGCTATGCGCTTCGGTGCCGCGCTTGATCTGTGGCACAAGGGTGATCTTCACGGTCCTGAAGAAGGCGACGGCGAGGAAAATACTAAGGCAGAAACACCTCACCAAGGATTGGCAGCTTCTTCCTTGAAAACCCATGTCGAGGCCATCAAGAAAGCTCCCGATATGAATTCCCTCAAGTCTCTTCACGCAAGCGCATACAAAGCGGCGCATGCGGTTCGCGACACGGTCGCAGAAGAGATCATAAATGAAGCGAAAGACGCCCGAAAACTTGAACTGGAAGAGGTTACATCATGAACGCTATCACTCTCTACGCTCTGGCTGGCGAATACAAGGACGCCGCCGACAAGCTGGCAGAAATGGAGTTGGACGATCAGACAATTTCCGATACGTTGGAATCGCTTTCCGGCGATCTCGAAGCCAAAGCAACGAACACGATCATGCTGGTTCGCAACCTCGAAGCGACTGCCGAGCAGATCAAAGCGGCCGAGAAAGCCATGGCCGAACGCCGCAAGGCATACGAGGCGCGAGCCACCCGAATCAAGCAGTACGTCATGGACAGCATGATCTTCGCCGGCATTACCAAGATCGAATGCCCGCTGTTCAAGATCGCGATACGCGACAACCCGCCGTCAGTCGTGATCGATGACGAGAAGCAGATTCCGCAATCTTATCTGACCGATCCGCTTCCGCCGCCTCCTGCTCCCGACAAGAAGCTGATCGCGCAGGCTATCAAGGACGGCTGTGAAGTGCCGGGAGCGCACTTGGAGCGTGGCCAGCGCTTGGAGGTTAAGTGAGCGACGAAGCAGAAATCAACATCTTCAAGGCGCTCGATTTCATTCGGGACAATGCATCGGAATACGCCAAAGCCAAGGCGACGCGCGTTTATCTCGAAGAGTTCCGAAAGAGCAAGAAGGCTTTGCTGATGAAAGATGCCGAGCGTGCTGGTCACAACGCAGTCAGCGCTCAGGAGCGCGAGGCATATGCAGACGAGGGTTATCAGGATCATCTGAAATCCCTGCAAGCCGCCGTCGAATCAGAGGAAAAGCTGCGCTGGCTGATGGTCGCCGCGCAGGCAAAGATTGCCGTCTTCCAAACGTTAGAAGCAACTCGGCGACTTGAGGCAAAGGTCTTATGAAAACTCATGGGATGCGGAAAACGCAGGAATACAAGGCTTGGTCTGAGGCAAAGCAGCGATGCCATAACCCGAAAAACGCCAAATACAAGTGGTATGGCGCCAGGGGAATTTCGGTATGTGACGAATGGAAAAATGATTTCGAGGCATTTTTCTCTCATATAGGACCAAAGCCAAGCGAAAAGCACGAGCTTGACCGTATCGATAACGACAAGGGATATGAGCCCGGTAACGTCCACTGGGTGACAAAGCAAGACAACGTGAGGAATCGCAGAAATACAGTTAAGGTTGTTGTTGGCGGGAAAGAAATGACCCTTGACGATTACGCTAAGGCTGCTGGAATTCCATATGCGACAGCGTGGGCGAGGCTAAAGAAGCACCCCCATCTGATTAATGGAGAGCCAAAGCGCAGTGGCGGAAGAAAGAGCAGTCGCACCTTGGAGTCCACCAGGCGCGTCGAGGCAAAGACGATTTGACTTCATGGCAGCCCCCTTGGAAGGGCCGCAGTACCGGGCCCGACTTTTTGAGGCTGTACTACTGATTGAGGATGACGATGAGCGTACCGACAGCCGTTTTCCTGTTCGACAAGACGGGCAACATGGCGAAGCCTTGGGCCGAAGCCGGCTACCGATGCATCTGCTACGACATCCAGCATGTCGGGCGCACCGTGCGCGATGGGATCGTATTCCAGCAATGGGACGCACTGATCGGGCCGCCTGCGCTGCCGCCGGATTCTCTGGTTGTGTTCGGTTTCGCCTTTCCGCCTTGCACGCACCTAGCCGTCAGTGGCGCCCGCTGGTTCCAGGGTAAGGGTCTGCGCGCGCTGTCGCAGTCGATCGAGATGTTCGCCGCGGCGGCCGAATTCCTCGAGTCGCTCGGCGCGCCATACGGTATCGAGAACCCGGTGAGCGTGATTTCGTCGCACTGGCGCAAGCCAGACCACACGTTCCACCCGCACGACTATACCGCCTTCGAGCTGGCCGATCACTACACGAAGAAGACGTGCCTGTGGGTCGGCGGCGGATTCGAAATGCCCGCTCCGAATCGCGCGGAAGGTCTTGGCGCACCCGACAACCGGATCCACGCTGCCCCCCTTCCGACGACCGCGGCGACATCCGCTCGGCTACGCCGATGGGGTTCGCACGCGCCGTGTTCGAAGCAAACGCGAAGCAACTGACCACCTGAGGACCACACATGACCACCACCGACAATAGCCGCGCTGATGCGCTGACGGACCTGGAGGCGAACCGTGACTGAGCGAATCGTCTGTTGGTTTTCGGCCGGGGCTGCGTCCGCTGTCGCGACGAAATTGGCGATCGCCGAGAACGTGAGGGGCAAAAACCTGCCGTTGATCGTCGCCCAGTGTGGCATCGATGAAGAGCACCCGGACAACGTCCGTTTCGCCGCCGATTGTGAGCGCTGGTTTGGCGTTCCTATAACGCGGCTGACCAGCGAAAAGTTCGGGTCGTCAATCTATGCCGTTTTCGAGAGAGAGAAATACATCGCCGGCGTGCGTGGTGCAGCTTGCACGCGTGCCTTGAAGAAGCACGTCCGAGAGGCATTCCAGCGCCATGGGGACATGCACGTGTTCGGATACTCAGCCGAGGAACAAGGCCGAGTCGACCAGTTCATCGACGGAAACAATGACGTTCTGATTTGGCCGATTCTGGTCGAAAAAGGCATAACGCACGCAGACTGTCTTGCGCTCATCGACCGAGCCGGAATCGAGATTCCGACGATGTACAAGCTCGGCTATACGCACAACAACTGCATCGGTTGCGTCAAAGGGGGCGCCGGCTACTGGAACAAAGTTCGCGTCGACTTCCCGCCTCAATTTGACCGCATGGCCAAGCTTAGTCGACGCATGGGCGTGAAGCTTGTGAAGGTCGGGGAGGAACGAGTGTTCCTCGACGAATTGCTGCCAGACGTCGGGGACTATCAAAACGAGCTGTCTATCCAGTGCGGAATCTTCTGCGAACTGGCTGAGAAAGACCTTGAAGGAGCGAATCATGGATAACGCCGCATCCCCTGTCGAGCAGCACGAAGCAGCGCCGGCCGAGGGTTGTACGCCCGAAGATGCACGGATGCTGCGGGCAGCGAATCACTCGCTTGCAGTGGAGAATGAAGCGCTTCGCCGAGCGTTGCGCCCGTTCGCTCGAATCGTATCCACCGACCGCCTTTCTTGGGCAATCGTCGAGTATTGCATTGATGGCGACCCAGAGAAGCAGACGTTTCAACGGCCGCAGATGCAGCGCGCATTCAATCGAGTGGCTGATCTCCTTCGCGAGAACGTACCGAACGGCATTCCGTCCGACATCAATCCAGACGATCTGCCGGATTGGGTCAAGAACGGGAAACCTCCCGCACAGCCCGAATCGCCGACGCAACCCGCACCGTCCGCCCCGCTCGAAGGCACGGGCAATGGGGCGGATGAGCGGGCGATGCGCGTAACTGATGGC